TTCCCAATTCATCAAATAAACTATCTCTAGTATAATTGACATTAATCCCATGGACTACATCTTTAGTCATTCTTACTCCAATTTTTATTATTTTACTGATTCAAAAATGTGTTTTTGAATTCGATACCATTCAACCCATGCATCATTTCTGACTGCACATTCATAATATGTGGTGTAATTTATTGCTACTGTTTTAGATATATCACTTAGCTTAGCATCTTCTTTTAATTTTTCAAGTTGAGGACACTTATTTAAAAGGCTTTCGGGTACATCTGGAAATTTTGCAGTAACAGGAACTGTTGTAGAACAGGCTGTTAATGTAACAGAAAATAAAACTAAAGTAAAATACTTAAATATATTCATTTTGGTTGGTCTGCAGCATCATTATGTGCTTTGATAAATTCTTTAGGGATCTCACAAATACCACCTGGTGCAAATTTTGTATCATATTTAACTATCTCTCTGTCCACATATGTAACAATATCATTACCTCGTCTAGTAATGTATTCGGTTTTCCTTACAATCTTTTCCACAATTTTTATATTTTCTTTTGCAGATTCTACCTCGGCTTTTGCTACTTTTTCTTCCATTTCTCTTACTCTAGCTTCCCATACAGCATTATTTACTAAACCGCCCTCAAGGAAAAGACCTAGTGCTACAAGTATATAGCCTATTATTTTTGCGGGGATTGCGTAGGTTCGAATGAAGGGAAGGAACCCAAGAAAAGTACTCGCAATTAAGGTTATTATACCTGTTGCGAGTATTGCATGAAAAATCCAATTAGGAAGAAAAGATAGTATCCACATAACTTATATATCTAATTGCAAATCTTTAGTTAGCGGAAAAATCTTAGAAATAGCCTCAGCGCATGCTTTTGCAACTTCAATATGTTCTTTTTGTGTGCCGTTTTCGGACCTGAGCTGAATATAGTGTATCCAACTACGTAAAGTCCCAGCCATATAAAGACGACTTTCCATATTACCCTCGGGTAATACCGCCCTTGCTTGTTCTTTTGCAATACCGTTACTGATAGCCCATTTATATGCATCCATAGATGCTTTTATTACACCTTGTTGTTTTTCTTTCCATAAACGGTCTAATTCTCTATCCTCTGAATTAGTATAATCTAAATCTACAGAATTTTGTCTGTTTTTCTGATCCTGTTTACGAGCATCACGTACGACAAAATTTAAATCTTTTGTTGGATCAGCATATCGTTGACTATATTCCTGAAATGAAAACGACCTATGCCGTAACATTTGTCTTGCAATGTCTCTTGTCGTTTCAATCTCAAGTGTAAGAGAAACCATTTCCAAAGGAGACCAATGCTTATTGGCAATAAGATATCTAATTAACTTCTCAGAAGTATCCTTGTTGCTTTGATTAGATGGATTTGAAACTCTAGCACAAAATGCTACGAGTTCTGTCATATTCTCTGCAAAGTATTCTGCGGGTTGGGAGTATGAGTGTAATTTAACTTTCAACGCAAAACACCATCCCATCTATATGTTCTCATTGGCTTCTCTTGTTCATATTTTATTGCAGCTTGCCATGCCCGCCATAGTAGTTCTCTGACTTCAGCAGTTGGTATTTCTCTTAATTCAAAGGTATCAAATAACCAAGTATCAAATGCTTGTTTATTGTTATCCATTTAATCCCACAATCCTTCGTAGTATTTACCAAACAATCTAAAGCCATTTTTTATTCTATCATGCTGCACTTTCATGCCTTCATAGTCACACGTATAAGTGTCCTTAGGGCCTTTATCCATTTTAAAAAACTTGTGATCGCCTTTTGGCACTTCATTCCCGTCCTTGTCCACCGGCACCCACTTAATATCGTGTTCACCTGAAGAAAATTTATCGTCTGAATGATCGTCATTTTTGCATTCAAATGCAAAAATCATTTCATCCATTACCCAGTCCCACCGTTTGAAGTGGTTAGCATCGGTATCCCATTCATTTTCTTTAGGCGGGGCTGATGTACTTTTCAATTCGTCTGGCACATCCTCGTCATCGACAAAGGGTGCACCATGTTTATCTTTTTTAAGTTGTTTTAGCATTGGCAAAATGATATATGCCAATGTGTGATCCATCGACCAAGTATCCCAACGATCAATTTTTACATAATTAATTTTAGGATCAACGATATCAAGAAACTTTTGTACCAATGTCATTGGCTTTACTAACCAATTGGTATAGTGTTCATTTTCATCATCGTATAAATCAAATTTTGGATCGGTCCACTTCTTCCAGAAAAGAACTTTCTCCATAATTATATATGGAGAAAGCCAGTGACCCTTGTAATTGTTTATGTAAACTTTCATATTTCCTGTTCACCCTCTTTGGTAAAGAATGTATTGATCTTATGCTCATCGCTCCATGCTCTTGCATAATCATTGTCCTCATCGCACATTTTTAATGCATCTTCCTCGGACACAACCCGATGATTAACAATTTGTTCGCCTAAGTGTTCTTGACTGAATTCCTTTGCTTCATGCATGACCACGGTGTCCATAGCCCATTCTTTTTTACCCTTTGGTACTTGAACCATATAGCGTTGACGGAATGTACTAACACATTCAACTAATACCCATTCTTTTTCTTGTTTCCTCAACAACCAAGAACCATCTTTTTGGTCTATCCATTCTAAAGTGTCGCCAATTTCCCAACCTGTCTCATCAAAAATTTCGTTATCTAATGGTAAAATTAATTCACCTGTTTCTGGATCTGTAACTACTGTAACAATCGCGGATTTCATATTTAGCACCTTTTCCATTCTGTAAATTTCATTTTAGCTTCTAAACCTGAAAATATATTTTTTGCTACAATTTTGGCAGCATCAATACCATTTTCAACCATTTCATTTATGTCCTTTTCTTCAATGTTCTGAGGCCATATAACCACATTATAATGCCGTTCTATAACCTTGTCAAGCACTCGGACAACATCCTTATTCCTCGGTTGGTTATCAATAATCATAACCAATTTATCTTTTGGCAAATCTAATAATTCCATTTTACCGAAAGATGTACCACCTACTGCGATTGCATTTGGTAAAAACAAACTATCCAATGGACCCTCAGTTACATAAATTGGTTTGTTTTTATCAACCTCATTCATTCCAAATATCAAGGCATCGTCCTCTTTAATTTTAATAACCAAATATCTTAAGGATTCTCCTCGCAATCCTCTGCAAGTTACTCCTGAGAGTTGACCAATATTATTATAAAAAGGAATAACTAACCTAGGTTCTTCTGTTGTTATTTTGTCTTTATATTTATCAGAAAGTTGCACGATGTGCTTTATGTTGGAAATAAAGTACAAACGGTTGAACATTGTCTTTGGGATCTTTCTTTTAAGACAGAACTGAACTGCTTCATTGTCTTCGGGTAAAGTATCAAGCCTATCTAATAACCTATCTAATAATGTCTCTTCCTTCTTCTCAAAAACAGGCTCTTCCATTCTAAATTTGTCTTCAATCTTTTGATGCGGCTTGTTCATAGGCAAGCCTTCATTATATCGTTCCATTATATATTGGTTATACTGAAAACCATCTAGTTGTTTTAGGAATGAACCAAAGTGCATGGACACACTACAATTATGACACTTATAATATAAATCATTTTTGGCAACATAAAAATAACCACGTGTTTTACTTTGCTTTTTTGATGAGTCTCCGCAAAGAATACATCTACAGTTGTAAAGACGTTCGCTCTTCTGTTTGAACAGAGGCAACCGGTTACTTATTAGTTTGAGATATTTAAGATCAGTGAATAAAGACAAAACGAGACTCCCATTAGAGTCTTTATTATAATATAATTTTAGGGAGAAGTCAAGTGTTTAGAACAACTTTTCCAATTTAATATGAGCCAAAACGTAGCCTGCAGCAATAGCGCCGCCCATTACCATCCAGCGCCATTTTTCGATAGCAGCCATTTTATCTGAAATAGCTTTATGCTGATCTGTACTAGCTTTGGTTTGCTCATCGAGTTTTTCCATAACCTTATCATGTTTGGTTTCAATATTGGTAATCATGTCATCACGCATTTCACTTATGCGATGATGTAGAGTAGAATAATTGGAATCGATCTTACTTTCAAGCTTTTCCACAGTTCGAGTAATTCCCTTAACTTCTGTTTCCAATACTGTTATGCGTTGCAATTCTTCTTGATCAGGCATTTGGTTTTCCTCTTGTGAACATGCTATTAGTAGATGTCCATTTTCTTTGTGCTTTTTTACTTACTGGGGGATTTTTATCTAAGCCTGCTACGCCTGCAGTTGCGGCCGCATTGTTTGCGGGTGCACCTTCACCTTCTTCTGAAACAAATTGTCTAAAAGATAAAATTTTACTTTTATCTAGTGTTGCATTTACTTCCATTAGTTCCATTGTTAGGTCCTCGTTAAGCTTTAATAAAAATTTCTCTTCAAGGTTAATTGACTCTTTACCGTTAGCAAGATCTTCTTTAATTAAAGCATATGCTGCGGCAAGTGACACTAATTTTTTATTTTCTATTGGTACTTTATTTATAATTCTTTTTAATCGGAAAACTAATCTGTGAAGCAGGGTGTAGGCATCTCTTTCCTCGACAGTATTAAGATCTCGCATCTTCATTAGTTCTTTACCCGTCTTATCGATTATGCCAAGACGAAAAGCCTCGGTGTTCTCAAAAGGAACAACCAACATATGTAGTATTCTAAATGCGATGACTGAGTCTACAAATTTTCCCATTTAAATTCTCTTTAAATCTTCTAGTATTGATTCATCTATAGGAATGTCTTTATCTAAGATCTCTATTCCAGGAGACACTATTATCTTTAATGGCATATAGTTTAAAAACACAAGAAATGTTTTTACCTGAGGCCAAAATTTTTCTTCTAATTTATAAAACAACATCTTTGTTGTTGCTTCGACCCCAAATAAATTACCAAGAACAATTATATGATTTAGTATCAATCGTTCTTTTAATTCCTTACCAACATTATGTTTTCTTAACAATCGCTTAATGTATTTAAATCTTTTCAAATCATCTAAAAATTCATCCATCCCTATACAGGAAGGATTGTCATAATTTTTAATGGCATACATCATAAAATTGTCTTCAGTCAATTCATTTATCATTTTAGGTCAGTGTTATAGTTCCATTTGTTAGTGTTAAGGGTCCTGTAAGACCAACTGCCCCACCCGACTGCGATGCTAATGCGTTAACGGGATTGTATAAAAATTTATTCTTTGTACTTAATGTTGAGCGATAATTTTGAAAGTCGTTTAAATTAACATTACCGGTATTATATATAACACCCGAAACTGATGCCGTATTAGTAGCCCATATTTTTAATTGTCTCGGTGAAATTCCTGGGTTCATTTGCAGGAATGTTGCCAACACACCGCATACCTGAGGCGCTGCTTGAGATGTACCACTTAAAACAACTTGTTTAAAACCAGTATCTAAGTTGTAACTTACTGCACTAAATCTATTTGTATTACTGGTGCAACTCATTATATTTGATCCCGGTGCCCACATATCTATGGCATCACCCGAATTACTAAATTCTGCTTTTTGATCTAAGTTTGCAGCACGTACACTTGAATCTATACAACCTACCTTAAAAGCCTCATCGTCTAATGGACTACTGCCTCTATGCCAGTAATATGTACTACCCGCCGTAATATAGTTATTAAAATCTGCACCGTCGGCCACATCCATTTTTGTATAATGATTACCGCCAGCAATAACTACATGCACCCCTTCGTCTATTAATTCTTGTATATCTGTATCAACTGAACCTACTCTTGTAGATGTGGTATATGTTACTACGTCGTTGTTTAATGGAGCATTATATGTGCCAAAAGGAATTAAACCAAAATCCCGCTTTTTTTGATAACTAGATATTTGCGTACTAGTGTAACTATTGCCTCGGTAGTTTATCGCTGTTATATTTGTGGCTGTAATCGAGGTAGTATATCCCCAACTCATATTAACAATAGTTGGTCTTTTCTTTCCTGTGGAAGCTTCTACGGGTTTATTTCTATGCCACAATTTAATTACGTCAAAACAATCTGTAATGGATATACCTGTACTCGAATCGCCCGTACCTTCAAGACCTGATATTTTTATGGAAAAAACATTTGCATTCTTTGCCCAACCAAAAGTTTTACCTGCAACGATACCTGCAACATGAGTTCCGTGACCATCATAATCTCTATAATGATTCCCGCTTTGAGTACCACCTAATCCGCTAGCAGTATACCAATCTATTTGTTGTACTCGAGAATTGCCTTTGGCATCTGTAAACTCAGGATGTGCCACTTCTAATCCGCTATCCTGTATAACAACATCAACTCCTGTACCATCCAGAAAATAATCATAGCCTGGTACAGTAGGTGATAAATTAGCACCGAATACATTGTTATTGTTACTTACACGGACTAGGCCCCAATTTATATTTGCCCCATTAGACGTAACTGGTTTATTAAAACTGCCCGTTTGTCTGGCTCTAATACCAATTTGTATATCTGTTCTTTGTTCTGGAGGAATCTCTACAGAATAGACTTTATCGTCATTCTTTAATGTGTCAGCTTCTTCATCTGTAAGTGAGTAATGGCAGCTACGCAAACTGCCATCTCTGTTGTTTACTATATCTACACGCCTATTAGGCACAAAAAGGAGTCCATCTGTCTCGGACTCCATCTGTGACCAAAATAAATTATAATCTACGTCACGTTTTAAACTGACGATATATTCTTTTAACATACTAGTGTAGGTTTATCCAACCGCCTGATGCATAAACTTGCAATTTATTTGTTTGAGAATTGAAGATGATTGTGCCATTGGACACAGTAAGTGCATTGGCTTGGGATGAACTATAACTTGGTGCTATAATAGTATTGGCTGTAATACTACCAGTAACTCTAACATTGCCGTTGATATTACCCAGTAAGTCTTGTGCAGTAACTGCTTTACTGGTATTTGATTGGACAACATACATCAAATCTGTAAGATTAATAGATGTTGCTCTTTGTAATTCTGATACTTTTAATTTTGACATAGTTTAATTATTACGCGGTTAGTGTTCCTGAACTGTTGAAAGTTATTATAGTCTTTTCAGGTGATGTAGCTGATTGTTCTACTGTCACAGAACCTGTATATGATACTGAAGGATAAACTAATGAAGGCATAGCTATTTTAACTAGACCAGACCCACCGCTACCTCCGCTGTATCTATTAACTGCATTTGGGGGGTCGCTGCCCATGGCGCCGCCACCTCCACCGCCAGTATTATTTGTTCCATTTGTTCCAAAGAAGTTGCCAAGACCTGCGCCACCATCACCGCCACCACCTTTTAATAGAGGTGTTGATGGAGAAACATTACCGCCAAAAGCAACAACGTTGGCTGCAAACCGGCTGCCACCACCTGCACCACCACCTGCATATCGTATAGTTGGACCTGTTAGTGCCCAAACATTCCCTAATCCTCCAGCAGCACCCGGGGCTGTAGCTGAGGGTGGGGAAGTGCCGCCTTCAGAACCTGCTCCGCCGCCACCGCCAGCACCACCGTTGGATCCGCCACCGCCCACGCCAGCGCCGCCCCCGGGCCAACCCTGTGTGCCGACCACATTTAAAGCTGGACTGCCTATAGCTCGGCCTGCGGCCCCTGCCGGTGACCAGAGGGCGCCCCCACCTGTAGCAGCGTTGCCGCCCCAGCTATTGTTCACCGTGGCGGGCGCTACCGATGGTGGAAAAGTCCACGTGGCGGTTGCACCATGCCCTCCGCCTTGTGCTATAAAACTAATATTATTACCAAATAAGGTAGTATTACTCCCTTTCGCCGTTACTTCAGTATAACCAACACTAAGTGTATTTGCACCTATAGTAGTGCCACCGCCACCTATAGTAATAATATAAGTATTGGCATATGTTAATGTTGCTGCTCCAGAAATGAATCCTCCAGCACCTCCGCCCCCCGCAGCAAAACTCGCGCCTCCAGAACCGCCACCGCCACCGCCACCAACTATTAAATAATCTGCAGAATATGGGCTAGTATTAAGAAAAGCAGCAGATATTATAAGAGCAATATTTGCTTGGGCGTTTAATCTAGATGACGAACCCCTTCTAGCAGAACCTAACTTAAATCCCATTAGGTAATCTCCGTACCAAATACTGAAAAACTTACATTACCCTGATAAGAAAATCCTGTTATAACGTCTGTATTACCTAAAGACATACCCAATGATAATGCAATAGTATCTTGTGCAGGAATAGGTGAATCATATACAATGTAATGTTTAGATGCGCCTGTTACACCTGCTGGTCTAATAGCTATTCTAAATGTGACATTTGATTGCGATTGATTACATACATTTAGAGTAGAGATAATTGCGCTGGTACTTGCAGGAACAGTATACAAATCCACGTTTGCATTTGCCCCCGACATTGCCTGCCCTAAAACTTTATATGAATACGCCATTTAATTTTCCTTATAATAGAGATAACAGAAACGGATGTATCTGTTCCTGCACAATTGCGTTAATTTGTCCATTGGCCGAAATTGTTAAATTTTGTCCAACAGTTATATTACTATTTATTTGTCCGTTAGCCAGAATTTCAGTATTTTTTCCACCAAGATATGTTCCTGTACCATTTAATGTTGGTAGTTCTCTTATTTCTACAGTTACACCTGTTCTTGGGGGAGTTGTAAATCTTAATAATCCGTTGTTTACAGAGTAATCTATTCCAGGGACTTGAGCTACGCCGTTTTCAAATACTAAAATACTAGAATCTGTAAAATTACTACTAATAAGTGTGGTATTTGCCGCGCTATTACCGTAAAATAATCTACTGTTAAAATCTTTAGTTAAGTTTTGACCTACTTCTACGATTCTAACATCTATATCCGCATTTGTTGCAGGAGCACCGCTTAGGGTAATTACATTACCACTTAGAGTATATGCATTGGATAATTGGGTTACACCATTAATGATAACAGTTACAAAATTATTATTTGCCGGTGTTACAGGAAGATTCAAAGTTGTTACTTGAGAATTGCCTCTAAATGTAGCTATATAAGGTCTGTATATAGCTGTACCTCCGCTAGCTATTAAAGCAGTTACTCTTGCATTTGAGAAGTATAGGTTTGCGCCGCCTTCAGCTAAATTAGCAGTTGTAAGTCCAGCTAATGATACTGTACCTGCTGAAGTATTGGATCTAATCTGACCATTTGCCGCAATTACGATAGTTGCATCTGTAGATAACGCAGATATTACTCTTGAATTAGTATAGTAAAGATTAGATCCTTCAGCAACATTTGATGTTGTTAAGTATGGTGTTAATACAGATACAACACGAGCATTAGTATAATACAAATTAGATGCAGATTCAATTACGTTTGCTGTATACAATCCTAACCAGCTATTGGCTTGAATATTATTAGCAGATATCAAATTGGCGCCGGTCATAGAACCGCCGGTGCCTGAACCAAAGAATGCGGTGTTTGCTACTACACTACCTATAGTGGCATTGCCAATAACAATATTACCTGTTAAAGCTGATAATACTCTTGTATTAGTATAGTAAAGGTTTGAGCCTTCTGTTAAATTAGCAGTTGTAAAATTACTAATACTTAAAACAGTATTTGCCACATTGGATGTTGATGCAAATCCCGATGTTGCGGATGCTGTTGCATTAATTTGTCCGTTGGCTTGAATCTGTATACCTGATCCTGCCAATGTTGGCAATAATGCAATTACATTAGCAAATACTCTAGCATTGGTAAAATATAAATTACCTGTCGTTTCTATTACATTGGCTGTATAAAGCCCCAACCAACTATTAGCTTGTATATTTGTGGCAGATAACAAATTGGCGCCGGTCATAGAACCGCCGGTGCCCGAACCAAAGAATGCCGTATTTGCTACAATATTATTAGCAGATATCAAATTGGCGCCTGTTACAGAACCACCGACCCCCGAACCAAAGAATGCCGTATTTGCTACTACACTACCTATAGTGGCATTGCCTATGGTAATATTACCTGTTAATGCTGATAGAACACGAGTATTAGTATAATAAAGATTAGAACCTTCTGCTAAATTAGCAGTAGTAAAATTACTTAAAGTTAAAACAGTATTTGCCACATTGGATGTTGATGCAAATCCCGATGTTGCTGATGCTGTTGCATTAATTTGACCATTAGCCTGAATCTGTATACCAGAGCCAGCTAAGCTAGGTAATAATGCAATTACATTTGAGTATACTCTAGCATTGGTAAAATATAGGTTTGTATTTTCAATTATGTTAGATGTATACAATCCTAACCAACTATTAGCTTGTATATTTGTGGCAGATATTAAATTTGCACCTGTTACAGAACCGCCGGTGCCAGAACCAAAGGATGCTGTATTTGCTATTATATTACCAGCATTAATATTACCTGAGGTAACATAACTATTGGATACAGAAGTACCTGTAACTAGATTACCAATAGTAACATTGCCTGTTAAAGCTGATAGAACACGGGCATTAGTGTAGTAAAGATTAGAACCTTCCGATACATTTGAGGTACTTGTTATCGAAGCACCTGATGCTGTTGCATTAATTTGTCCATTGGCTTGAATCTGTATACCCGAACCAGCCAATGTAGGTAATAATGCGATTACATTTGAGTATACTCTAGCATTGGTAAAATATAGGTTTGTATTTTCGATTACATTTGCCGAATACAAACCTAACCAATTAATACTTTGTATATTATTTGTGGATAATAAATTCGCACCTGTTACAGAACCACCCGTTGCTGATCCCAACACCAATGTTGTTGCTATTACATTACCTGCGGCAACATTACCTGCGGTAACATAACTATTGGATACAGATGTGCCTGTAACTAGATTACCAATGGTAACATTGCCGGTTAACGCTGACAGAACACGAGCATTAGTATAGTAAAGATTAGAACCTTCTGATACATTTGAGGTACTTGTTATCGAAGCACCAGAAGCAGTAGCATTGATTTGACCATTGGCTTGAATCTGTATACCTGATCCTGCCAATGTTGGCAATAATGCGATTACATTGGAATAAACTCTAGCGTTGGTAAAATATAGGTTTGTATTTTCGATTACATTTGCAGAATATAGACCTATCCAATTAATACCCTGTATGTTATTAGCGGATAATAAATTTGCGCCTGTTACAGAACCACCTGTAGCAGAGCCCAACACCAATGTATTTGCTATAACATTACCTGTGGTAATATTACCTGCTAAAGCTGATATAACACGAGCATTGGTATAATATAAGTTACTACCTTCTGATACATTAGATGTAGTTAAGAACGGAGCAAGTGTTGCTATGGATAAAGTTTGTGCATTTGCATTAATTTGACCATTGGCTTGAATTTGTATACCAGAACCAGCTAATGAAGGTAAGAAAGCTATAACATTACTATTAACACGCGCATTGGTATAATATAATGCGCTACTAGATTCAACCACATTTGCCGAATATAAACCTAACCAACTATTAGCTTGTATATTAGTTACGGATACTAAATTTGGACCTGTTAAAGATCCGCCGGTCGCATTTCCTATTATTAATGTATTTGCTATTACATTACCTGCATTAACATTACCTGCGGTAATATAACTATTAGATACTGAAGTACCTGTAACTAAGGTACCTGTAACTAAATTACCTACTACAAGATTACCTGTTAAAGCTGATAGAACACGAGCATTAGTATAGTATAAATTAGAATTAGATTCCGTTACATTAGCAGTTGTAAGGAATTGAGATACCGCTCCAATAGATATAGTTTGTGTATTAGCATTAATTTGTCCATTAGCAGCAATGGTAATATTTTGCCCGGCTAAACTAGGTAAGAAAGCTATAACATTACTATTAACACGAGTATTTGTATAAAATAATGCAGTATTGGATTCAATTATATTTGCTGAATATAATCCTAACCAACTATTACCTTGAATGTTTGTAGCTGATACTAAATTTGCACCTGTTAAAGATCCACCGATTGCTGATCCTAATACTAATCCGGTTGCTAATACGTTTCCGGCATTAATATTGCCTGCTGTAGTATAACTGTTTGCGGTAGAAGTATTTACTGTAAGGTTACCTATTGTAACATTACCTGTTAGTGCAGATAATACCCTTGCATTTGTATAGTATAGGTTGGAATTGGATTCTAATACATTAGCAGTTGTTAAATATGGTGTTACTGTGGATATTACGCGAGCATTGGTATAATAAAGATTTGATCCTTCTGCTACATTTGAAGTAGTTAAATAAGGAAGTACTGCTGATATTACGCGAGCATTAGTATAGTATAGATTATTAAATTCCGTAACATTAGCTGTTGTTAAATAAGGTTGTACAAAAGAATTTACTCTTGTATTTGTATAAAATAGTGCATTACTTGATTCTATTATATTAGCTGTATAAATTCCCAACCAAGAATTGCCCTGAATAAAAGTAGCAGATAATAAATTAGCTCCTGTTATAGAACCACCTACACCTGAACCAAAGAAAGCACCATTTGCTATTACATTACCTGCGGTTACATTACCTGCGGTAACAAAACTGTTGGATACAGAAGTACCCGTAACTAGATTACCTATTGTGAGATTACCTGTTAAAGCAGATAATACTCTTGCATTAGTATAATAAAGATTCGACCCTTCCGCAACATTTGATGTTGTTAGATATGGAAGGACTGCTGATAATACTCTTACATTGGTGTAGTAAAGATTAGAATTGGATTCTGCTACATTAGCAGTTGTTAAATACGGAAGAACTGCAGATATAACACGGGCATTGGTGTAGTAAAGATTAGAATTGGATTCTGCTACATTAGCAGTTGTAAGGAATTGAGATATTGCTCCAAGAGCTATAGTTTGTGTATTGGCATTAATTTGACCATTAGCAGCAATGGTAATATTTTGACCAGCTAAGCTAGGTAAGAAAGCAATAACATTACTATTAACACGCACATTAGTATAGTATAAATTAATACCCTCTGCTAAATTAGCAGTTGTAAAGTTACTTAAAGTACCTACGGTACCTGTTACATTACCAAAGAATGTTGTTGCTGCAATGTTAGCTAATCTAAATGAGGCGTGTGCTGTATCAATAAAGATATTAGCATCAGGTTCTGGAGAATAATTATCAAATACTTTGAATGTGCCGTTATCGGATGCGTCTCTAAAGAAACCACCATGACGATATACGCCATCGTTATAATTAAATGCAAAACCAATATCAGGATTCGAAACAGTAGAATTCGAATTCAAGTAAATCATATTATCCGAAACGGATATATTATTTGCACCGTATGTAGTTACACCACCATATACTGTTAAGTTATTAGTAATACTAACATTATAGAATGTTACGTTGGCTGTTGCTGCTACATTTTGTCCAATTGATATTGCACCAGTAACAGAATCATAACTTACACCCGTTCCTCCACTTAAAGCAGATCTTACTCTAGTATTGGTATAATATAGGTTACTACCTTCCGAAACATTAGATGTTGTTAAATACGGAAGAACTGCAGATATAACACGGGCATTGGTGTAGTAAAGATTTGAACCTTCCGACACATTTGAAGTAGTAAGATACGGTGTTAATACTGATATAACACGAGCATTGGTGTAATATAAATTACTACCTTCTGATACATTGGATGTTGTTAAATACGGAAGAACTGCAGATATAACGCGAGCATTTGTGTAGTAAAGATTATTTAATTCTGTTACATTGGCAGTTGTTAGGTATGGTTGTACAAAAGAATTTACTCTTGTATTTGTATAATATAATGCGCTACTTGATTCTATTACATTGGCTGTATAAAGCCCCAACCAACTATTACCCTGAATAAAAGTAGCGGATAATAAATTCGCACCTGTTAAAGATCCACCTACACCTGAACCAAAAACTGCTGTTCCAGTTGTTATTACATTACCTGCATTAACATTGCCCGCAGTAACATAGCTATTGGATACTGAAGTGCCGGTAACTAAATTACCAATGGTAACATTACCTGTTAACGCAGATAAAACCCTAGCGTTAGTATAGTAAAGATTAGAATTAGATTCCGTTACATTGGCAGTTGTTAGATAAGAAGTAACTGCAGTTATAACTCTGCCATTGGTAAAATATAAATTTTGATTGCCTTCAGCTACATTATTTGTAGTTATATTGGCAATAGTTGCATTAAGATTTGCAAATTCAAGACTTACGTTTGCACTAATTCTACCATTGGCTTCAATTATAATACTTTGCCCGGCAGTAAATGCGGATCTTACTCTTGAATTTGTGTAATATAAATTGGCATTTGATTCTGCTAAATTTGCAGTTGTAAAGTTACTTAAAGATAATACAGAATTAGCTACATTTGAACTATCTGCAGTATTAGCATGGTCTGCTTGATATGCAAACAATGCGGTGTTTGCAGTTGTTCCGGAATCTATAGTACCAGATACAAATTTTGTACCATTCCAAATTAATATACCGTTGGTTGTAATGCCTGTTATATCTATATCTGCAAATACATTAACACTTTGCTGCTCTAAATTAGCAGTAACTCTCGCATTAGTAAAGTAAAGATTTGAACTTGATTCCAATACGTTCGCAGTAGTTAGATATGATGTAAGAGCAGATATTACTCTTGCATTAGTAAAGTATAGATTAGTACCTTCTATTAAATTGGATGAGGTAAAATTAGATAATGAGCTTACTGTACCTGTTATATTGCCTAAAAATGATCTGGTAACTACAAGATTACCTGTAGTAATATTTGAGGCCGTAAGAGTAACTAAGCTTAAACCTGTCTGATTATTTCCTGATAATTTTTGTCCACCTACAAATAATGACTCTGCACTTAGGTAAAAGTCTTTCCATTGTTTATCTATAGAACCAAAATTAAATCTGGTGTCTTCGGAAGGAATAATATTACCGGTAATAATTATATTGCCAGATGAGGAAATTAAATTACCTGTTTGAATATTGCCGGAAGATACTAAATTGGCACCTGTGAAGGAACCGCCGGTGCCTGCACCAAACGTAATACTGCCAGATACATTAATATTGCCTACACTTGCATTACCTATTAAGATATTACCTGCAAGTGTAGTTATAACATTAGAATAAACGCGTGTATTAGTATAATAAAGATTAGAACCTTCAGCAACATTTGAAGTAGTTAGATAAGGCAATACTGCAGATATAACACGAGCATTCGTGTAGTATAAATTAGAACTTGATTCTAATATATTAGCAGTAGTCAAATAAGGAGTTACTGCGGATAATACTCTAGCATTAGTATAATATAAATTGATACCTTCAACTAAATTTGCAGTTGTAAAATTGCTTAAAGATAAAACAGTATTAGCAATGTTTGCTGTTAAAGCAACATTTGCTATTCCGGAAGTATTTGCAAAGTATGGTGCACCCGATGCTGAGGCAGAATCCACCCAAATTCTATTACCATTAATATCGGATGAAAGTACGTAACCAGAAACAGCAGGCAGACCTAAGTCTGGTTCTGTTTCTGATAATCCAATAAATTGGTATCGGTCAGCGCTTACATTTGCGCTAGTAACTTTTGCAATTCTGCCCGAGATTAGTTTAGTCATTTGCTGATTCTAGTACGCTCATTAATAATTGAACTGAGTTGTTTGCACTTGCTGATGAATATACTTTTTGTCCTGTTTCGAGAACTAATTTTGCGCCAGCACTAATGACCGCCATAGCATCGCCCGAAGGAATTTTAAAATTCTTTGCAAGAGCGGTTAGAGTATTACCCGCGGCAGAGTTGGCGCCGTGATAGAAATTAACCGTAACAACGTTGGCTGAGATATTGGTTGCTTGAACTGATAAGAATATGGCAGTTTTTCTTAATGGTGCCTGATATAAAAGTCTATCGGCTGTCGTTAAATCTGCTGTTACTGTTTTGAATGTGTTTAATGCTGTTGCCATTTTTATCCTTCGATTGCT